GGAGCATCTGATTTTTTAAAATCATCAATCCATGCGCCCATACCGTCAGAAACTGAAAGCTTTTCGTTTACATATTCAACTTCTTCTTTTTTCAATCCAACAAATACATTACCAGACTTAGATGTACGATACTTTGAATTATCATCATCTTTCTTAGCGGTTTTCTTAGCTCTATCAAATCGCTTGTTGGTATCTCTTATCGCTAATTGGCTAGAAGTTCTAGCTTCTTCTACTGATTCCATACGGTTCATTTTTGAAAGAGCTTTTGAGTGGTGTGCTTTTTTATTCATAGCTTTAACCATATCAGAGTTTGTTTTAGCTGATTTCATATCTGCCTTAGCATCTTTCAACCCTTGAGAATGACGTTGATATTCTGACTTATAATTTTCGTCCATTTCTTCTTCATCGTCTTCATATTCACCAGCCATAGTAGAATGCATATCTTTTGCTTTTTGATGGAACTCAGACAATTTATTTTGCATCCACTCAGGAAAATCATTATCTCCTTCAACATGTTCCATAATCTCTTCTGCAACATAACCAATGAACTTAGCTTGACGCATTGCCATCGACTTCTCATCTGGAGAAGGCGGCTCTTTATCGTAATTTTCATTAGCACGTTTACTAATGTCAGCTAATGATTTTTGAGTTGAAGTCATCTTCTTTGGCTTTTTATTTCTAGCCATATGTGCTGCAAACTTTTTATCATCTATTTTTGGTGCTGGCATTATTTTACCCTCGCTGCTAGATCTTTATCGGCTTTACCCCAAGTACCGGAAGACTTAGTTACAAATGAATTTACTCGTGCTAAACCCCACTGTTGTGGTGTGGTTCCAGGTCTATGACCGGTTCGCCAAGCAGCTACACCTCGGTTGTATACTTTACGTAGTACACCAAGTGGCATACCAGATTTTTCTGCTTTCTTTTTTAATGCTGAAGAAGCGTCTTCTGAGATGTAGCCTTTAAAAGTAATCATGCTGTTGCCTTATTTTTTGCTTTAGTGTCTCTTGTTCTAGCTCTATCCATCATTCGATCGTGTTTCATTTTATCCATTTTCTTTTCACGATCAATTCTGATTTTAGCAACATCAACATGTTTATCTTGTTCACCAAACATTTGCTTAAATTTTAAAGTATGTTTAGAAGGTTTAGTTTTGGTTGTTTTATCACCGGCTGCTGGTTTGTATGCAGCAGGGTTGTCATCATCCATCTTAGACTGTTTCTTAAATTGACGGTCTCTTGAAATCTTTTGCGCTTTTGATAAACCAGCATGGTATGCTTTTGGCTGAGTACCTTTACGATCTTTAATATCTGGATCTTGAGGTGAGCCCTTTTTACGCTCATCTTCTTTTACTTCGCCTGGAGTAATTTCCTTAGCCTTTTTAGTTGATTCAGGTGTACCCCAATCTGGCTTATTTTTGTACATACTTTTTTCAATTAGTTCAACATCATCAATCCATTTACGGACTGTTTTTGTATCACACTCAACAATAACATAATTAGCGCCAATAACACTAATAGTTCCAACCTCATCAGTCTCTTTAATAATAACTTTATCACCTGTTGAGAATAGGTCACCAGATACAAACTGCTCTCTGGTTTCCGAAACTGTCTCTAATTGAATATGGTTTTTAAATTCTTTTTGTTCTTTGAGGCCCATGCCTTTACGAACATCATTAAACATTTTCTTAGCATCAGCGTTTGAAACAGTCTTTGGTAAACCTTGACTAAATGAAGTAAAGTCATTTTCTTGAGCAAATCCACGCATTTTAGATGCTGACATACCTTCAACACCTTCGGCATCTGGATCTCTATCGCCAGCTGAAACTACATTAATATTCTTAAAATTATAGAATCCATGCCTACCTTCTTTACCATTATATTTCTTAAGTAAAGCAGAAAATTCATTCATTCTGTCAGATCCAACAACCATTACTAAGTTTTTGAATCCTTCATTGTACATGACACTAGCAGCTTCCATAGCATTACGTACATTTTTATTTAACATAATAGAACGAGCGTGCCGTGGAAACATCTTTCTCACGGCCTTAATTTTATCTTGGTATGATAGTGGATTTTTCTTAGGATCTGTTGACTGAGATAGAAATACTCTGTAAGGATTCTTGCTTGCTTTTTTAGAAAGTGCGTCAAGCAACTTACCATGACCAATAGTAGGTGGATTCATTCTACCAAAGGTAAAATAAACTGTTTTTTCTTCTTCAACTAAAAATTGCTTGAACGAGCTATACATTAACTTCTCTTCTTCATTAACTCTGCTTTACGAACCTGTGGTAGCATCTTTTTAACAAGCCTATCAATACGAGGCTTCATTTTATCTAGGCGCTTTTCAAGTTCTTGTCTACGAGCATAAGTTAAGTCTGACTTTGGAATATCCTTAGTCAGTTTTTTCAAAATCATTTCACGTGCTTTTTTACGAGCTCTTTTTTCAAGCTTTTCTTTTGATGCAATTCTTTTTGCTGCTCTTTGGCGACCAAGCTTCAATCTAGACTTATACTTCTTCATCATTCTAGAACGAGCTAAACGCTGAGGAACAGTGAGAGCTTCATCTGTTACTTCTTCGTCTGTACGCTTTCTTTTCATATCTGCGTACTTTACTTCTACTGGTTCGCCTGGTCGTAGATCTACGACCATAAAATCTTTAAAATCTATCATTACTTCCTCGTTGGCTTGTCCCATCCCTTTAATATATCTTTGCTAAAGTTGTTGTATGAGAACTCAAGTCTATCAACAATCTTAACAGCATCACCACCAAGTCTATCAATTGCTACATAACCTTCGTGACCTGTCGTCTTAAAACCATCCTTAGTTTTTACAAAAGTGTCAACATTTTTTATTTTATTAAGTATATTTATAAGTTTTAATTTTGCTAAAACTAATACTTTTTGCAATTCAAACATCATTTCTAAACTTTTTTTATTCTTTTCAGAAAAGAAATCCAGGATTGTATTCAATTTTGCTTGCTGTGCGGTCTTACCTTTTTCGGTTTTACGTGCGTCTATTTCTTTCTGGTATCTTTTTTTGATCCATGAAACAAGGCCAGATACATGTCGTCTTGTATCTCCAATGACTGTGCCTGCTCGGACAAAGGTATTTCCGTAGGTTTCAATGAGCTTCTGTAGCTCTTCCTGTTGTTCAAGTTGTCTGAGAGTTGTTCCTGAGATTTTGTTAAAGATTTTACCAGCTTGCGATAGATATTCATTGACTTCCTCTGTATCACGTTTACTCATAGTTAATTTAGTCATGTCTCTTAACATTGCGTCTTGAGACCAGACTGCTTTTGATTTCTTAAACTTACTTACGTCTACACCATAAGAAGCTTTCATTGATTGGAAATCATTTCCTTTATACGTTGTGTGCCAGACGATTCCAATCCGACTTTGTTTGATATCCCGAGCAGCATTAGTCCCAGCAGGGACAGCGTAAACAATGGTATTAGGATGGAACGTAACATATTTCTGTCCTTTTATATTTTTAGTTTTCAGATCACCAGGTCCATATAAGAAGTCACCTTGCACGACACCTTTGATACCCAAGGCAGGGAGCTCTGACAAAGCAACCTTGAGCTTGTCAGCAAGATCACCGCTTGTATCAGCGTCAATGTCAGCAGGAGTCTTATAGACCTTGGGATTCTTGTTAAAAATGCCTTTTTTGGCAACAAAGAAACGTCCGTCATTAGGATCAATGCCTGCAAAAATAGCAGGAGCGCCATCCCATTTAACACTAACAGAACCATCTTTTACTCCGCCTAGCATATCTCTTAAATCTCGTAACGCAAAGATAGCTTCTCGTGTTCCTTTCACGCCACCGTAAATGACTTTATCTTCGATATGAGTCATGTGAGTGTTTTTCTGTTCACGTAGAGTAGTTTTAAAACTTTGCATTTCTTTTCCGATTCTTATCCTAATTTATAATCGTATCTTACCACAGTTCTTTTCAATTGTAAACCACTTTTTTTAATTTGCTTCTACTTTTACGTAGACAGATGAGTCACCAGTTTTAGATCCAGCTGTATTGACCAGATAACTAACAAATGCATCAGCTTTTCTTTTTGGCGATTTATCTAAAGCAAATATAATCTCAGTAGCACCTAGGTTAGCATGCAATCTATCAGGAGCAGCAGTTTTCATTTCTGCCCAAAAGTCATCCCAAGTAATATCGTTATGGATTCTTTTTACTTTATTATAAAGATTTTTTGCTAGGCGTTCGTTTCTTCCACCTGAAAGAAGTTTAGCCATGCTTTTTAATTCATTGTTTGTTGGAAGCTTGACACCAAGATATTGTTCTGCTGCATATATGATAGCACCATATCCAGCTCTACCACCTCTAGCACCTTTACCTTGTATCTCAACGTTTAATGCACCCATTGCTGTAGGTGCTCTAACATCCATACGACGAGATGAGTCAAAGTAAATGTAGCCACCTTTAAACGACCAGAACGTAGAACCAGATCTATCAGACTTTAGTATAGAACGAGTATATTTGTGCTCAGCCATCTTAGAAGCTTCTAGATTGTACTCTGAGTGCTTTGCTTTCTTTGTTAGCTTGTTAATCTGCTTCAAAGAAATACCAACAATCGTTCTCTTATCATAAGCATCTTTTAGAGAAGCATTTAAGCTTGCAACAGAAGAGGAATCCAGAGTTGCGGAAATATTAGTACCTTTTTTAACAGCCCAAATATCACCAGGATTCCACTTATCATCATTCATCATAGGTTTGCCATCATTTTTAAATGCCATTTTCTTCATAGCATAGATAGCATTCATAGTTCTCGAACCTCGATGGAATACATGAGAGCTATTGACAAATCCTTTTTCAATAAGATGTTTACCTGTTACATAAGCAGAGATATGCCATTCAGCTTCAGAACTCATCATATCTTTATAGTTTTTGTCTGTATCGATTACCTTAGCATATTTCTGTAAAACTTCTGGTGTAAAGTGAGAAAACTCTTTATTCTTACCTTCACCAAACAATGCAGCAAGATATAGACACTGCAAAGCTTCACCTTTCGCAGTGTTACCTGTTGCGCCAGCACCTTGGCCTTTGCCTCCAAATAATGGTGACTTACCAATTTGGTTAGATACAATTGTTTGTTTGTTTTTTAAAGTAAGGATAAATGTAGCATCTTTACTGGACATAAAACTACGGACAGCTTCAATGTTTTCTTTACTATTAGCAATTTCTAAGCTTTTACCTTTTACATCAGGTACGGGATCATCACCCTTAATAGCAGCAATTAAAGCTTCTGGCCTCTTATTGCCATACTTCATCCACTCACTACGAGTCATCTTAGAAAACATAGTACTTCCTCTTGAAATATTCTTTACTATTTATAAGAAAAAAATAAGGCGCCGAAGCGCCTGAGTTGAGGGAAGTAAGGAAAGTAATGTTAAATTCGACGGTAGATGTAAGCATCTACATATTCCGCAAAAGAAAGTGGTAAAGAATGAAGATAGTTTCGATTGCCACGACGACGTGGACCACGGCCTTGAAGTTTTACATAATAACGATAGTCATATCCAAACTTTTTCAAATCTTTGTTTAAGTTTGTAACCATCTTACGAATTTGTTTTAACTCTATTTGATCTTGTTCATCAAAGTTAAATGTTCCGATATAAGCATCAGTGCGTGGTTTGCTTGTATCAATCTTCATGTCTTTTCCTCCATTTGATATAACTATCTTACCATAAAAAAAGAGGATTGTAAACCCCCTTTTTCACTTTTTTTGTATTTTTTTAATTATTATGTAAGCAATTGAAAATTGATAATACCAACTTAAAATAATTACATATTCATACAAAGCATTATCGCCAGCTATCCCTATTAGTGCTACGTATAGCAATAATAGGAAATAGCACAATATTGGTCCAAATGCAAGTAGCATTTAAGCAGCATTGGCGAATTCAACCGCCTTTTCCGCTGCTTTAACTTTACGCAACTGATTACCGCCAAACCACTGGCTGTGCAAACGGTTTTCAGCGTTGCGACCTTGAACGTGGTCAGTGTGGTAAGTAACTGAGTTAAATGCTTGCCACCATGTACCAGCACCGTATTCAGCACCTGGTTGAGTATCCAAAACTTCATAGCACTGACGAGCAGCACGGCTTAGATCTTCAACTGTATTGACTGGTGCTTTTTCAGTCTTACGTGAGGTGTTAGGAAATACCTCGTTGTAGTACTGAATAAGTGACTCGGCTGTGAACTTACGAGAGCCAAGGAATTGAGCCATTTCTTTGTACTTCTCAAACTTCTCATGTGCTAGACCAAGAGTTTCTTTTACTTGTTCAGCATCAAACTCTGTGCGGTGACCAACTTTAACTGCACGCTGTGCCTGTTGGCTCAATGATAGAGTCAAAGTGTTGTGACATACCACACGGATAGGTGTGAAACGAACGTCAATTGACTTACCATATTGATGTGGATTTGAAAATAGTAGGTAAGACTCTACAGTGTCTTCACCAAAAATGTCAAATGACTCTTTGATTTTAGCAAGAGCCCAAACCATTTGACCATTTTTAAGAGAACCTGCGGTATGCATTTCCATGTCACCAGCAGCAACATACTCTGCAAAAAAGTCAAACGCTTCTTGGTTTTGTACTGGGTTCCAGTCAGTACCAACAACATCTAAAACTGTATTGTCAGATGTACGAACTAAAGCTTGTTTCTGACCAACAGGAACACCTGAAGTAGTTACAATCTTTTGTTTTTCAACGGTCCAATCAAGACCAGCTTTTTGCATCATTTGAACAGGTGTCAAATCGTTTGAAACCTGAACACCTAGGCCGTGCCAAGGGACATCACCGGCATATGCCATTTGAGCTTGACCGTTGATGATTTCTACTTCATGTGCCATAATATAATCTCCATTCATTTGATAA